GTAAACTTTTCCATTCTGTACCCTTATAATCTTTCCTAGTAACATAGATAAATATAATATATATTCAATCTAAATTACAATTTTATTCAAATCCTTCAACTTTTTTTTCCATATCCTTGTATTTGTTTGCCAATTCTTTTCTGAGAAACTCTTCACTATTATTCATCTTGTCTTGAGCCTCCTTTCCAAACTGACTACTACCTTCGTGTATTTTTACGACACCTATATTTGTGTTAATCGTAGATGGATAGGTGACACCATCTATACCAAATCTATTTTTTATCACATGAAACCTACCTGTGTTAGCTATCTTATCTTCAACCTTACGACTCATACTCATAACAAAGTCAGCTGTCATTACCTTACTATAATCTTCAGCAACTTTGTCAGCACCAATCACATCTTCTTCTAAAGCTGAACGATTAGCCTGTGATGCAGTCCATATTGGAATCTCTAACTCACCAGCTAGTCCACGTAAATCTTCATAGATATTTCCTATCGCATGTCTCTTCTCTTTAAAAAAACCTGTAGGCATTAATATATCCGCATAATCTACAATGACCATATCAATATCAACACCACTTAATTCTATCTGTTTTAAATGAGCACCTAAAGTCTGAACTGATGCTGCTTTGGTTGGAAAGTATTTTATCAGTAACTTACCTGGTAATTTAGATATCTTTTTCTGTACATCCTCTTTATGATATTTTATATTAGCAGTAGTAACACCACTAAAGATAGAATCATATCTAAGACCGACATAGTTTTCATTTAACTCCAATGAGTAATGTACAACAGTTTTACCTTTTTTTATTACTTCTGAACCTAGAGCCTGTAATGTCCAAGATTTACCAATACCAGCTGGAGCTACGATGACACCCAACTCACCAGCACCTAAACCACCATCGGTTATATCATTGATAACATCCCAAGGTGTTTTAACAGTAATTCTAGAAGACTCCTCCAATCTAGTTTCTAGTGATGGAATATAATCATGACCTAAATCTCTTTCAGTTCCAGCCTTCATCGCATCATCTATAATAGATTTTATACCATCGTAGTTTTTATTCTCTAACATATCAACAGATTCTAAGATGGCACTTTTTAGTGTCTGATTCTTACAAAAGTCTAGAGTCTCTGATTGCACAAACTCTAAATCGGTAGATTCAATATTTTTCCAAACGTCTCTAAGTTTTTCAACCACGCCAGACTTCAATACATCATTATCAATCTCATCTATCTTATACTTTATTACTTCTAGAGTTGGTTGTTTTTTATATTCATAATAATATTTTCTGATAGTTTTTACTAACCATTTATTAGAATCAGAATCAAACATATCTGGTTGTAAAATATCACTAATGGTTTGTACAAATTTTATATCACTCATTAGTGAAGCGATAATCTTTGATTGGAATGATGTTCCAAATTGTGTTAATGTTTCACTCATTTACTCTCCTTTCTAAAAACAAAAATGGGTTCGTATTTATATCCAGCACCCATAACACTTGATAAAGTTAATTGTAAAGTATCCTCTTGAACAAATCCTAGTTCTTTAGCGATACGAATAGTCTCCTTTTCTATGAAATCATATTTAGGAGTGTTTGCAATGTTAATTAACATATACTTATTTTCTTTTAATCCAATATAACAATTTTGAATGGTCTTCTTCAGAAATCCATTTACCCATTCATTCTCCGTAGGGAACTTAACAAAACTTTGTGTACTTTCCAAGCTATATTTTTCAGTATCAAAGTATGGTGGTGAAGTAAAACATAAGTCGAATGACTCTTTTAATGGTTTATATTCTTCACTACCGAGTTTATAAATATTAACTTGTTTTCCTAAATACGAAAAATCTTTTACCATCTTTTGAAGTCCGTCATAAGTTTTAGATGATGGTTCTGTTCCGATGTATTGTTTAGTATTAGATGCAGATAAAAATCCTAGTAACCTACCACCCCATCCACAAGACATATCCCATACAACATCACCACCAAACTTCTCATATATAAGTTTAGCAGCTGTAGGTCTGAAATTACTAACGGATTGTGTACCAGAATAAATCTTTAGAGACTGTCTAAATCTATTTTCATGAAATTTATTTTTATCTCTACCTTCTTCACCCTTATAATGTTTTAATTCAAAATTCCAAGTTTTTCTAATTGTAGACTTTAATTTATCATCATCTAAAAATATTTCCATAGGAGACATTTTGGCACCACCACAACGGACTTCCCAAAAATGTGGAAAGTATGTCCAAGCTAATCGTAAACAATGCATCGTCTGAATGATTTTGTTATCTTCAAATATTGTATTGACATTAAACTTTCTGAGTTTTTTCAAGTGGTCATGTTTTTCATCCTCACGGATTGTGTAATGTGGAAACCCATGTTTTCTGAAATACTTGAATATAACTTCTATACCGTATTCAATATCAATATTTTTAATATCGTTTATAACCCTATCATATTCTAAATCAAGGGAATCAACATCTAAATATTTATTCAATACTTTATAGTTCACACTCATTTATTATGTGTCTTTTCTGCGTATCTGTTTAACTGATTAAAGTTTGTTAGTAACCAACTATTAACGTTTGGTAAAGCTGTAAACAGTTTATCTTCTAAAAACATCTTTTCAAACTGAAACTTAACCAACCTATTTATTGGTTCATTGATTCTATCAACTATCTTTGTTTTGGTAGAAGCTGAAATATCGACATCTGATAATTGCATTAATTTATAGTTTAGTTCTATCGTGTCTTTGTGTTCTGGTAATTCGTTTAAAACTTCATCCATCTCGACAATACGATTTTCACTAAGGAATGGTAACTTCTTCTGAATAGTTTTTAGTCCAAGACCACGAACTCCATTAATATTATCTGATTTATCCCCATCTAATACTCTATACCAAATAAGATTGTGAGATGAAATACCATACTCATCAAGGACTGCCTGTTCATCATACATTTTTTTCTTGGTTGGACTCCAAATTTTTATTCTACCATTAGCCAATTGTAAGAAGTCTTTATCCGTAGACATGATGGTAATCTGTGAGTCTGTAAGAACTTGCCTACAAACATATCCTATAGTATCGTCTGCTTCTATATTATCATAAGACAACACAGTTACAGGTAGATTGTCTAAATACTCAACTACCCTCTGTATCTGCATAATCATATTCATCTTCTCATCATCTTGTGACGCGAAACTATTAGAACGATTTACACGATACTTTGTTCTTCTGTTTTGTTTATATTCAGGATATATTTTGCGACGGCGATTAGAACCACCCTTACCATCAAATGCTATGATGACACGGGTAGGTCTAATCATGTTTATGGCATAACCAATACTTCTCAAGAAACCAACTATTCCACCAATGTGAATACCATCATCATTGGTAGTTGGTATAACACTAAACACTCGGATAAACGTGTTTAGGCCATCTATAATAAGTACTTTGTCATTCGGTTCACCACCGTCAAGTGAACCACCTTTTTTCTTTATCTCATCGAGTATAGACAAATATTTAGCATTACTCACTTACTTCCTCTTCCACCACTACATCATCAATTCCAAAGTTTTTTTCATACTTCAGAATTACTTTATTACAAATAAGCTCGTAACAATATGTTTTGAAATCATTGTCTTTTAGATATTCATCCCAATCTTTAGATTGAAACTTTATTTCTTTACCGTTGTGGTCATCCATCGTGTACCAAGCACCACCTTGTTTAACAAGTTTGTGTTCTTTCATCACTTTTAACCAACTACCTTCATTATCAATACCACTCTCAAAATAAAGTTCAAAGTCGGCGTGTCTCATGGGTGGGCCAAGTCTGTTTTTTATAACTTGTGCTCTCATCTTCATTCCGATGGTATTGTTTTTCTTGTCTTTGATTTGACCAACATTCTTTAGTCTGATACGAGTTGAGGCATGAAATGGTAATGCTTTACCACCACTTGTAGTCCACGGATCTCCGAACATCACACCAAGTTTCTGTCTAAGTTGATTTGTAAATACAAGAGCTATCTTCTGTCTTCCAATCATCTGAGTAATCTTTCTCATAGCTTTAGAAAGTATAATAGCCTTGGAAGTAGCCCAACCATCTTTGTCGAACTCTGCTTCTAATTCTACTTTTGTTGTAGCGGCAGCTAATGAATCTACTAAGATAGTTACTAATCTATCTTTATCTGACTCACGAACTTTTGCAACAATCTCTTCGATAGCAGCAAATATATCTTCTACTGTTTCTAGATGTAGATATAACATTTTATTTATATCAACACCAATAGCTTCTAGGAACTCTGTACTAACAGCAGTCTCTGTATCTATGTAAACAGCAACACCACCTTTTTTCTGTGTCTCAGCGAGTATGTGGGCTCCTATTAAGGATTTACCACTTGACTCAAGACCATTTAGTTCTGTGATTCTACCAACTGCAATACCACCATTAGATTTATTTGATATAGCTAAATCTAACATTGTAGAACCTGTTGAAATAAAATCTTTTACATCAGTAGGTGTTGTGTCTGAACCATCCAAGAAATATGCAACTTTCATATCCTTGAATTGTTTATTAATGGTGTCGGCTAAGACACCAGCCAATTCGTCTCTAGTGGACATATAATTCTCCTATATAAAAGTGGGGGATAAACCCCCACTATTATGGTTTATTTAGTTATTAAATAAGTCGTCAAATGCATCTGAAGTTTCTTTAGAACTATAAGAAGTAGTATCTTTTACAACCTCTTTTTCTTCTTCTTCCTCTTCAGTCGAACCACCATTAAGGTATTCATTTAGAGCAGTTGTTAGGTCTTCATAAGATTGTTCCTGATATATATCAGTAATATTCTTTTGATTCTCTGTTAACGTCTCTAGAAGAGATGCATCTTCTGTAATAGGAGTCTGATTTGGTTTGACTCTAATTGAAGTCGATGGGAAACTGGCACCAGTTTCTTCAGCTGTCTTGAACTCTACAGCAACATCACGACCACTAACTGGATCTGTGATATCACCATAATCTGGATCTGCGATTATAGAAAGAAGTTCTTGATAAACAGTCTTTCCAAATCCCCAAAACTTAACACCTTGTGATTCTT